GTTTGATATGAATGTTCGCAATGGACTCGATCCTTTTCTTTGGCAATCACTTCTCCATTCAAAATCTGAAAGTCAGCCATTTGCCCATATGCAGTGGCATAGTAGACACCAATCGTCAAAAGACATGCGGCAAGCACGTTCAACGCAAATTCAGTTCCTGTGATCTTGTGTTTCCAAATCAAAAGTCCAATCAATGGACTCAGAATCGGAATCAAGATGATGAAATAAATCAGGTTCATAAAAATCCTCTCATAACAATGATTATCAGATTATATGAAGAAAAAGATGTCAAGTCAAGTTTTTTTCTTAGTCAACTGAATTGTAAGAATCGTTGCGCATCCAATTAGATGCCCAGCCTGGATCAGAGCTGCGATCCCATCATGCTTTACGACGCCAAAATATAGAATTGAGATCAAAGAACATAGAGTCCAAAGCGCCCATCCGAAGATGTTTGTATCGCTTTCTTTTGATTTCAACATCGTGACAACATTTGGGACATATCCAATCAGAACGATGAATCCAACAGTCATGAAAGCATACGTGATAAGTGTGTCAATCATAGAAAACCTTCTTCCTTAGCAAATTTGATGATTTGATATGATACATCCTCGGAAGTCATATATTCCATTTCTTCTTTCGAGACAACTGTCAAGAATTTAGACATGAACACAGACAGATCTTTTCCTGAGAGATTTGGTACAAGATTCATGACGACAGATCCATTGAAAATTGATCGAACATACTCAGATTTTATCCAATTTCTGATGATCATTTCGTATTCATCAAAGCAGTCAAACTTCAAGAAAACTCGAGAAAGATAAGAAACAGATGGCATCCATTGATAGTCTTTAGATCCATCCAATTCATTGAGTTTTTCTGCAAATTGAAGGAATGCAGTGTAAGTCTTCCTCTTTCGATCTCGCATTCTTGCTTTTGCATTTCGATTATCTAGATCGAAGATGTCATATGAATAGAATTTTGATGAAACGACATATTCAAAGATGTCATCAAGTGTTTCAAATCCAGACTTCCAAGTTTCATAGCTGTAATCCCCGAATTCGAGAATTTCTTTGATGTCCTTCGATAGACAGATTTCTCCAATGACACGCGTCTCATTCATGACACAAAGCCATAGACCATCATGTCCAAACTTCAATCCCATCTTATGGTAGATTCGACCTACTAGATTTCCAAGATCGTTGTATGCAAAATATGCACTTGCAATGTCCATGTCTTCTTTGGGCAAGAAGATGAAGTCAATTTGAACATTCTCATAATCGAAAGAATAGCAGTTTGAATTCTGAACGATTTCAAGAGGAGCGTATGCAGATTGGATGATTTCTTTCCTACGATCATCGTTGACTCCGATAGAAAGCAAGACATCGATATCTCCATGGCTCGGCTTTTGATGATAAGACTTTACCAGTCTTACATCTGATCCCGGGAAAATTGTCTGAGCAATGCAAACAATCTTTCCACTCAGATGCTTATATTCTTCAGAGTTGACTCGGCGAGTTTCAAAAGAAAGAGCATTACCTCCCATGATTTTTCATCCTTTTCAAGATTTCATCTTCAACTTCTTGCCTCGATGTCCAATATCGACAAGCAAACTTTGCTTTCAGATTATCGCCAATTACAAACCCAGAATTCTTTGAATTTGCTTCGGCAACTTCCATTAGAAAGTCCCACATTGCAGCCTTTTGCTCAATTTCACTTGTTGATCGATATAGCTTAGTTCCAACTTCAAGTTGATCAAATGGCACTGAAGGTTCGATAGATTTTGGGGTTCGATCGTTCGGCCAATCTTCAACAACGGCAACGTGATTCATTTTTTCAAAGAAATGATAGCAAAAAGGATCATGATTGCATCAAAGATATAGGAAAAGAGGAGAGATGTTATTCATTGAAGTTCCAATATCCAAGCATGATTCCGACAGGAAAGATAAAAATTCCAATCAGACGAATCAGCGTTTTGGCGACTTGCTTCTTTGTAGAAATACCGAAATCTGCAAAGAACATCACGACATTTGCGCAATAACCATAGAGGCTAGCACAGAATATCATAAAACCAAGTGCAATTACAGCAAGAAAGAATCCATTCATTTTACATTCCTTGGAAATCGGCGACGAAAATCGTCAATGCGAGTTTGAGACTTCGTTGTGATTGTGATGTTCCGATATTTCACTACGAAGTGAATTTGTGTGTTGTTGATCGCAAGAATCTTTGCCTCTGCAGAAGAATCATTCGCAACCCATGTTTGTCCTGCTTTCAATTGATCCATTTTAGCCTCGATAAAAAGTAATCGTGCATTTCAGATTTTTGTCTTCTGGGATATAAACCATCAACTCGCCATCCCAATACTCGTTCTTCATTGCTCGAACTGTATCTTGAACAAATTTACGAACAGATCCAGTCTTTGCCGAAGTAACTTCCAGAAAAAGAGGAAAATTATCAACTCGATGTTCGAAATTCTTCGATCGAGGATTCCATAGCATCTGGTCTGTGTTGATTTGCATGATGATAGATTTCTTTTGTTTCTGTTTCTTGATTTTACAATCTGCATTTTCTGATGTCAAGAAGCTCATATCAAAATTTTCAAGAGCCTTTTCGCATGCCATCTTGATTTTATTTGCTGCAGGGAAATAGTGCTTATTACATTGATTCAAATACTTTTCAAGCAGAGCGTACCTAACAATCTCAGCCTTTTGTAGTGTAGCAAAAACAGAAGAGCCAATGTATCGACGTTTCCCATCAACAAAGATCCAAGCCATTACTCTGGATTCTGCCTTTGCAAGAACCTTTACAACCGGCTTCCATGGGCGTTTGACTTCAACAAAATACCAATCTGTTTCTTTTGCACTTGACATATTAGCTCCTTCAATCAGATTTTAACAATCATTTCCAGAGATGTCAATAGAAAAGGGCCGAAAGGCCCTTTTCTTGACTATGACATTCAAGCCAATGCAATCTGATCTGCAGCGTACTTCTGGATGCCGGATCGTGCTTCAATGAAATTCGGTTCGTTGAAGATTTCTCCATCTTCAAAAACAACTGCCATCATGTCAACATCAGTAGGCAAAACATCTTCGATACGAACAGACACAAACTCACCTTCGCGCATGACGGTAGTGATACGACCACGCAAAGAAGTCTTACCAGGATCGGTGATCGGTTCTTTATAGATGTCCTTCCACTCGCCATCAACATTGATTGCTGCACCCTTCATTGCATACTTCATCCAATCTCGATCGCAGTGCTGGAGCAATCCACCTCCCATACCGAAAACGATGTTTTCTGCTGAAATGCCGTTCAACTTCAAGTGTTCAAGAATTTCAGGGATGCTGTAGAGGTTGATGCCATCACCCTGAAGAACTCGGATACAATCAGGAAGAACACGATAGCCCTTCTTATTGATCGTGTATCCAAACCCTTCCATCAAAATTTCGATAATCTGAAGAACAACATCTTTCGGAACTCCAGAGTCTGGACGTACAACGAATCGACCGCCGCTTTGCTCAATTTGCTCCTTGAAATCGGTCGAAACCCACTTTGCAAAGCGGAATGGTTCGTAAAGATCTGCAACAGCAGAAACGATAGCGCCTTTGCCTCGCTTGGAAAGCAAATTAACAGCCATCCGCAAAGCTTCATAATCGTTCTTAGTAGCAGCGTCCGCATTCGCTCCCATCACGGAGTGTTCGGTAGCAAGAACAGAGAATGCAGGCATGCTTGCATCATCTGCTTCGTCTAGACCGTAGAAATCATAGAGAACAGCAATCGCTTGCATGGTATCCGTGCCAAAGAAACTGAGCAAGTGACCAGAACCACCACCTGCGGACTCTACAGAAGAAACGCCTCGGAAACCGAAATCATGCAAAGCAAAATCAAGGCCACCTTGTCGATCATCGTCGACAGTTTCTTTCCAGTATTTCCCGATGTTGATCCGACTCTGCAAAGAAATCGATGCAACAGTGGACGCGTGCCAACTTTGAAGCCAAAGAGGTTCAAAGTAAGACACAAGCCATCCAAAGCGAGAATCGGTGCATTCGACAGTGAAAGGAGCAACATTTGCTCGAGTCACAGAACCTTCAGGAATTGCACGAACTCGAAGAGGAAGATTACCGCCAAATTCAGTCACGATGGTATTCCAGCCTTCTTCATTGAAGATACCAGGACCAAGGTGACGATCGGAGAATCGTTTTGCACGCCTCACATCGGCCATCGTGAGCTTTTTAGAGAAGCAACGACGCAAAATCAGATTGAGTCCCCAGAAAACTGCTTTATCAAGTCCTTTGATGAAACCACGCGGGCCAGCATAGGAAAAGAAACCTTGAGTACCGTCTGGCAGCATGAGCCAGTGGCCGATCTTGTAAGAATCAGTCTTGAGAATCATGTTCTCAGAAAGAAAACCAATATCAAGAAGACTTTGATCAATACCTTTATCACTCCACATTTGAAACTCCTTCAAATTTTAGAATCCAAAAAGCGGGATTCTTTCGCTTTAGAAACTGATGAACTTTGAGACAATCATGAAGTGATCTTCATAGAATTGATCTCGACATTCGTAAACTTCTTGAAGAGGCATCCACCATGCTTTTTCTGCATCATCTTCACCACGAACATGAGGCAAATCAACATGATCTGCAAGCTTGAAGAAGTAAGCATTTGTGACTGTACGTCCTCGTTCCGATCGAGCAGGATCATCAAAAATTTCAAATCCGGCGATCGAGCCGCGAAGAACCTTGTCTGGAACTTTCAGTCCAGTTTCTTCACGAAGTTCTCGGATACACCCGTCAATAATTCGCTCATTCTGATTCAAAAACCCACCAGGGAGAGCTACAAGACCTTTTCCTGGATTTCCTTTTCGTTTGATAACCAGAAGATGTCCTGATTGTACCACGACCGCATCTGTTGTCAAGAAGATAGGAGGAAAAGGAGCAGCTTCCCACGACTTCTTATATGCCTTGATGAATTCGTATTCTTGTTGAAGAGACTTCCATTCATCAGATTCGCGGAACTTCTTCAAAAACTCGATCGTTGTTTCTGGAAGAAAACAATGTGCATCTTCATCGGAAGCATTGATGTTGAAGTAAATGTCTCGAATGTAGGTTGCAGACAAAAATTCTTCACCATTCATCAGAGCAGGAACGACAATTGGTTTCCAATTCTTGAACCAGAAAGGATAGCTTGTTTCTTCTTCTTTCGAAGAACACACGATTTCAATCTCAGACTTCGATCCATCCATCTGAGCAACGGATGTAAATTGCTTGACAATTTTCTGAACCTTTGCGAGCCAAGCAACATTATCTGGCTGATCTTCCATTGGCTGGATTACGATCTTGCCTGCTAGACTAGGATCTTGCTTGATCCATTTCTCGAGAATCTTGCGACGATCATCGTATGTGAAAGGATTTTTCAAATTACGAGAACGGTATGCAGATCCGATGATGATAATCAGAAGGTCAGCGCCGTCTGCTGCTTTCTTGATTGTTTCACAATGGCCGATGTGCAAAGGCGACATTCGACCGATAAAAACTCGAACTTTCTTCATAGAAACTCCTTCTATGTTGTTGATAAATCTATTTAGCCTGCCTGGCTAACATCTCCAATGATGTATGTCTGATGAATTTCCATCATCTGTTCAATTGAAAATTTGATGATTTCGGCCTTAGACGAAAGAGTTGGATCATATCGCCGAATCTTCTTGAGCAATGGAATTACATATTTTTCTGTCTCTTGGATGTAAGATTCAATCTTTGCCTCAGAAAACACTCCAGGCATCGTAGATAGATTGTTTTCGCGATCAATGACCTTCACAATCGCAGCCGCCAAATGCAATTCGAGGTTTCCAAGATTTTCGTAATAAGAATCGGTCGTTTGAAACTTGTTCTTATCCAAAGTTTCCATTTCAGCAAGCAAATTGAGACCACAGATTTTTTCAATCTCATTGAAGATGTATTCACGATTTCCATCGGACTTTGCATCCTCGAGAAGATCATGACCAAGACAGATTGATACAAGATCCCCAGCAAATCCGATATCATAAGACTCGAAAATGTTTGCCGCTCGAAGAGCGAGAGCAATTGGATGAGAACGTTCTGGAGTGAATCCATCCTTACGATACTTGCCATCTGTCACGTTCTCAAGAAGAGCCATCATCTTGTATGCACGTTTCCATTCAACATTATCCGGAGATCCCCGAACCACACCTTCAATGTAATAACGAAGAGCAATACGTTGTTTATCAAATCGTTGCATATAAGTCTCCAAATTGTTTCATAATGATATGATCTTCTGACATCGATGTCAATATCTTATGAATTCATATCTTCAATTGTAACCAGATCGATATGATTACTTTTGATCCATGCATCGAGATCAAAATCATCCGGAAAAACAATAGTCTCTACTTGAAGTCCATCGCCAGATGCGTAAGTCTCATCACCTTCGTTAGCCAGATCTTCCATCATATCAATTACTGCCGAGTCTTTGACCCAGCGAATATGAGATGATCCATCTCCAGAATTGCAGATTACAAAATTGATAGATTGAGGCATTACATTGAGCTCCAAAAGTTAGATGATTTCTTACGAGAGAAGATGATTTCGATTTTCTTGTTTCGAATTTCGGTTTCGAGCCGATAACGTCCCTTGCCAATATTTTGGATCGAATCAGTTTCCTCTGAAAGATCTAGATACAGATAATTGCCGGAATCGCCAGAAGTGATTTCTTTGCATTTATCAACTGTCAGTACAGAACCATCTGCATTCGATGCATAGAGATAAAAATCGTAATTTGCTTGATATGGATGATTCGTGATAAAGGAAGGACGAATTCGATTGATAGTCTCATCAATAGGCTTGCCATCGAAGATAACATGAAGATCAAATGTAGAATTTGTCAAGAACATAGGATTTACATTCATGTCTCGAACAACATCGAAAGGATCAAGATCATATCGATTGACTTCTTCAATGATAGCAGTCAGAATATCCATCGTGATTGCATCCATCGTTTCGACAATCTTGATCATTCGATCACGATGTTGAGGATTCTTCAGATAATCATCAATTACTTCGATGATCACATCATCGTCCATCGAATCATACTCAAAGTGATAGAACATCCGACCAGGCCTATTGATCATGTTCTGATCAATGTCATTGCTATTCATCGACAGAAGCCAGAGCTTATGCGTCTCGATAACGCCGTCGAACAAAGTGAGCATCGCCTGAGCATGTTCGGGCTCAGAATAAACCTTTTCAAATTCATCAAAAACAACAACAGCCGACGTAGTGATAGATTCAATGAAAGTTTTGAAATCATCTCCGTGGAATGCTTCATTGACTACGATCACTGGACGATTATATTGCGTGCGCAGAGTTTCTGAAATTTCCTTCATCTGAACAGTCTTGCCTGCACCTTTGAATCCAGAAAACATAACTCCAGTGCCACGAGGACGACTCAAAAAAGTCTTGATGACTTTTGCAGTTCGATCCTTTGTATTGCCATAGATTTTCTTTGGCAAAGTGAAATTGTCAATGATTTCAAGATAATAACCAGACATCGGATCAAACTTGACCGAGTATGTCAGAGGTTCGAGTTGATCAGACACGAAAGAATTTCGGCTCGATTGAACACGAACAATATTGCCAGAACGAGAGAAAAAGTTGTTCATTTGAACCTTTCAAAAACAATGAATTACCAAGAAGAATTTTTACGAGCAAAACGGACGATTCGCTCACGAGCTTGTTTCGCCCCAGGAACATCCGAAGAAGCTACGATCTTATAAGGACCATATCTACTATCATCCCATGCAAGGACTTTGATGCCAGGATGTGTGATATTATCAATCACTCGATTTGCAAAGTTCAATCTCGTAGGATTTGCGCCATGACGGCTAGAATCTAGATATCCAGTGACTCCAAGAGCATCGATGATTGCATATGAATCGAGGCTCTGATCTGAAAATTCGTCTTGCATATACCTGCAAATACCGCCAATTTCATGATTGTGCGAATTATCAACATATTCGATCATCAAATCACGAATCTTTTTGTTTGCATTTTCTAGGTTTACCCACATATTAGTTCCCCGCTAGGAATTTTTTCCATTCCATGATGGTTTTCAAATCTTGACCACGATATCTAAGCGATTTCATGATTTCTTCTGCATACTCGAAGGCTGCTTTGACTGTGAATAGTCTTTTTTCTGCTTCTAGAATGATTCTATCGGATTCTAGAAGTTTGTCAAGCTCGCCTTTTGTTGGGGATCGACCTTGATACTGATCCCATCCAAATTGCTCAAGCTCTTCCCGATTGAGCATGCCTTGATAATATCGAGATCTATGACCTCGCAGTTCCATCAAAGCGGCATCGCGTTTGAATACTTCAAACTTGATTTCTGTCAAGAAGTTCAGATACTTCGAATGAAGCTTGGGAATTCTTGCAGCTTCATCATCAATGTTTGCTTGATCGATGATGCAGTCTGCTTCCCAGGCTTCTCGAAGAATGTCAAGAGCTGATTTCTTTGTGTTTTCAGATTGAGACATAGAGGAAAATCAAACTTGCCACAATAAATGCCAAGTCAAAAACGGTGCCGAGAATCAGATAGTTCCGATCGACGACACCAATCCGATAGAATCGAATTCCACGGAAAATGTCGTAACCAAAAACGAGACACGAGATAGAAACAACGAACAGTGCAATAATCAGTTGAGTCATAACAATCTCCAAAGTTGATAAAATCAATTATATGAAATCATTTGCTATCTGTCAATGGCCCATGTGCATTCCCATGCTTAGAGAGCAAACTTGCAAGAAGCTTCTTTTCTTTTTCTTCTTGACGAGCTTTTGCTTTTGCTTTCCGCTCTTCAGATCTAGCTTTCCGTTCAACTTCTGCTTTCTTCAATCTAGCCTCTGCCCTTTTTGCTTCTTCCAAAGCCTCAGCAACACCGCGCTTGATTATCGAGCTTTGGTCATCTGGTTGAACAATGATCTGATAGTCATAAGAAACTAAATGTCTTCGCAAAAGTTGAAGATCACTGTCTGAAATTTCTTCCCAATTGGAAATTTCAGTAACAACTCGAGTAAAATCGTAATCGTAACTTGATTGATCAACGACTCTAATCAGTGCAATTTTATGAATTCTTTCATCTTTCATTTCGATTTCCTTAAAATGACATTCAACCACTCTTGAGGATTATCTGCTCTCGCGTCTTGTGTAACCCAATATCCACCGGCATCAATATCGGAAATCGATTCATCAAAAATCTTCTTGATTGAATCTGAAGTCTGATTATTGAAGAATCTACCACTGATAATAGAAGATTCTTTGCCATGCTTGAATGACATATAGATGATTCCACCAGGCTTTAGTGCTTCCCACAAACGCTGCAGAGCAATCTTCAAGTCTTGATCAGATAGATGCAAAAGACTTGCACATGCCCAGATTCCATCATACGGATCGACCACGCTCAGATCAGAAAATTGCATCACCTCAACAGGAACGCCAGAATAATGTGTAGCTAGGCGAGCAAGACTTGGAGATGCATCAAAAGCAGTTACTCGAAGTCCAGCCTCTTTGAAATATTTCGTATCGCGTCCAGATCCACATCCTGCATCCAGGATTCTATCGCCCGTCAGATGCTCAAAAAATTCTTCATAGATGTGACTCATGTCAACGTGAACAGTTTCACAGAAAAACTTCGTCGCGTTCGTTTCATAGTAGGCAATCGATGCATCAGGAGATGTTGCTTGCATATATCGATTCAAAAATTTGGCTACATCTTCTTTTATCTGATCGATGTTTCGATTCGAAAGAGCATCTTCTGAGAGTGTAATTTTTACATCAATCACACCTCTAGATTTGAGCTCTTCCGAAATTAGCTCAAGACTTTGATTTTGCGATTTCTGCATCGACAAATCCCTTCAGAATCTTGCCATCATATCGACCAAAAAAGTTTTCCTTGAAGTGCTTCATGATCAGACCAACAGCACTCTTGTCAGAAAGATTGAATTTTGCAATTTCTGCTTTGATTTCATCACCAGTCAACTGCTTTGGCAGATATCGTTCAAGAATCGAGCGTTCGAGAATTGCTGTGAAGTTTCCGGGGCTGTGAGAAAGCAGTTCGTCTAGATTCTTGATGAACTTACGAATCGTCGCAATCAACTGATCATCGCTTGGAGTTTCATGTCCAGAATTCTTCGCTTCTGTTGTTGCTTCGCCAAGCAGAGTCGTCAGAAGATTTGCAGCAACTTCGTTGCGAGTTTCTTTCTTGCGAGCGTCCAAATGATCTCGCTTTAGTTGAATGTATAGACTCATTCTTTTTCCATTTCTTTCCTGATCAATTTACGATATTTGAATGTCAGCCAAATCTTCTTGAAAAATCCAGCATTCTCGAATTGAGAAATGACATTCTTGAATTCAATGATCTGATGAATTTGATCCATCTGGAGCTCTGCGATATGCAGAGTACTTGCTGCTGCAATTTGCCATTGCGACCAGAGATTCTGTGTGTTCTGATCATCGAACATCACATGATATCCAAGCTCATTCACTCCACGATTGACAATGCATGGATGATTCAGATAGCTGTCATCGTTTCCGTGAAACCCGAAGAATCCTTTGTTTGCCTTCATGAACATGAGCAAAAGAGCATTCACATGCGGAGTCGAACCAGATGTTGCATTGATATACTCTGTAAGAGTCATTGCTTGCATATCAAAATCCTTTATTGAGAATCAACATCAAGTGATGTTGTTCATTACGATTTCTCTATTCTATAGTCATCGACGTTGGATGTCAAACGCTTTCAATTTCTCCTGCCCATGCTTTCCACATGTTGATTGCCCAGAGAGCTTGCCACTCTGCATCTGCAAGAGCATTGTGGGCATTCTCATTCTTTGGCGGAACAAGATTTCCTTCCGGATCAACAAGACCCTTCAGCGTTCTGAAGCAATTGATCTTTCTGTAATGCCATGGAACTTTCTTTGAAATCTTTCCATATGCAGAAGTCATGATTACAATGTCAAAATCCGCACCATTTCCCCAAGTTTCCAAGGAATCAGAGCCGTACCAATCTGTGAAAGATTCAAGTGTATTTTCAAGAGTGTCTGCATTCTCGAAAATTGAATTGATAACATCTCCCCTCTGCTCTGCCCACCATGCCAAAGTGTCTTGAGAGATGTCAAGACCGTGTTTCAAAGTTGACTTCAGCTTCACAGACGCATAGAATTTGTCTGAAATTCCTGAATGATCAAATTTCACAGCTCCGATTGAGAGAATTCCTGCGTTGTATGAAGTTGACAACGTTTCAAGGTCAATCATACAGTTCGTTTTGAGCAAATTAAATGCCATCTTATACTTTCTGATATTTGTAGATGCCAATCAAAATCTTGGCATCGGATGTGTATCGAATAGAAACATAAAGATTCCAATTCGAAATTGTTTTACGATAGATCATATCATATTCTGTTTCGACATATCCAGAATCGCGCAACATTCCATTCAAGAAAGAAAACAAATCATAGATGTTAGTGCCGTAGACATAGAAGCAGTGCCGATTGACATCATATCTGGAATGAAGCGGATCTCTTCGAATTGAGATTTGCTTTCCAAACTTCTTGTTCAAAGAAGCATAAAGCCAATATTGAACGTCGTGTGTGCTAGTCAATGACATGATTTCTCCAAGATATTTCTAATCATTCTAACACAACTTTAAGCTAATGTCAAGCTCGTTCAGATGAATGAAAGGGGCATTTTTGCCCCTTCTTGTTCATTCAGAAATCAAGTTCCGAAAACAACATTCGCTGTTCCAGTTCCACTCGCATATTCAACCATCCAATATTTCCAAGGCTCGTTTTCGATGATCAACTTTGTAGATGAGCTGAAAGACTTGATTGGAGAACCCCACTTAGTTCCATTTGGATTGTTTTCGATATTGCTAACATAAAGGTTGACAACAGGAGAACCTGTAATGATCACATCAATCGAAATGGGAATTCCGCTCTGAAATTCAAGAACCGGAGATTTTGCTGGTGCAGATGCATTGATAAGCATCTCGTATGTTCTAACTCTATTAGCCATTTTTCCCTCTTTACAAAGATACAACAGTATATTTAAGAATTCCATATGCATTTTTCTTGGGATTCGGTCTATCGTATGCATTTTTCAGATCCGATAGACGTTTTTTTAAGATTTCAAGACCTTAAATAAATCGACGAAGAGCTTGACATCTTCTTTGAGATGATGTTATTCTCCAATCTAGGACTCCTCCCTGTAGAAGATGAGCCATGTCCCGGCTGCTAGGAAGAAAAGGGATGCGACACTGATGCGCTAATGGACTATGAAAATTGCCAAGAGAAGTTCAGTGCTGTGATAGAAAAATCAAGCACCTCCTGTAAGGAAAGTGAGCTAAACACATTCCAAACCCTCCCGCAGGATGAGCATGTTGGCTTCGTGCTCGACAAACCGGCTTTATTGGTCAAATACGCTCAGCTGGGCATCTGAGTCTCGAAAGAGAATACATCTGCCGCCGGATAATAGGTTGAAAGAAGCTACTGGAAATGAACCGTTGAAGATAAGAAGAAGAAAAGAACAAACGGATTTGTAATGGATGCAGTCATCTTAGATTGCATCATCTAATGTCATTCATCGTCATGATCCTCTTCGAGGACTTCGTCTTCTGCTATCCTTGAGTAGTAGATTTTCCTATGAGTCTTTGATAGACTGAACGTCAGATCGTCGGATCCTAAGACAATCAAAAGTTGTCATCAATTAGGTTTTGACCATGACGGGAGGGTTCTATTAGCCGAAAGACTTGAAAATAGAGTCAAGCCACCAATCTGGAAGATTCGGATCTTCGTATAGCTCGTAGAGCATGAGGTTTCCTTGACTTATGTCTTCCATCCACATAGCGATGGTGACTGACATCCATTTCTTGCCTTCTGCAAATCCATTCTTGTCACCGATGCGTGTTCCGAATGATTCATGATTGTAGAGATCAAGCATGGCCCGATCCGAGAAGTCTAGAACATGACTCCAATGTCTACCGAAGTATCTATAGATTTCGAACTTCTTACGAGCTCTCTTTGAAATTCCTCCGATTGAGCGTCTCGGAACTCCGTTTGATTTCTTTACGCGTTTAGCTGGGACATGCTAACCTCCCTGGATATTAAGATTTGATAAAAATGCAACTGAGGCCGTTCTCGTTGAAGATAGAAGTATTCAGTGAAGGACTCGATCCGAAGGAACATCATCATTAGACAGAACAGGATCAAGAGTCAGAGCTTCTGAGATCTCCATCATTGCTTCGCGATCTTTTGAGATTTCTTTGATCGTATCCCAGAAGTCTGTAAGATCGGATAGTCCAATTGTTTCAAGCGTTTTGATATATCTATCTCTCATAACAGGCTGAATAGACATCTTGATTGTTTGAATACTCTCTCTTTTGAACGGGAAGCATCTGTCATTCGTGAAAGGAATCAGAGGAGTGAGGATAGAATCTTTTTCAAACTGATATGGCATGATTAGAGCGACTCCATTCTCCATCGACACGACTATCGAGATGACAAGTTCGCCTGATATGAGCTTGACAATTCCAATATCTTCAAGGACAGACTCTGGCGAATCTAGATTTGAAAGGATCATCTTCATCGTGCTCATTTTACTTGAACCTCCACCATTTCAACATCAAACTTTTCTGATCTGTAAATCTTCATACGTTCCTGGAAGTGAGTCAAAAGAGTGTTAGTGTATTTCTTGTATCTCATGTCATCCACAAAGTCATAGAGTGTCATCATCAACTTTCCGTTTGATTTTCTGATTCCACGACCAATTGATTGTAAGACTCTGATCATTGACTTAGACGGTCCAGCAAACACGACATTTTCAATGTTTGGAATGTTGATACCTTGCTGACATGTCTGATACGTTGCGACGAGAATAATTCCAGGATTTGCAATTGCATACTTTCTGATTCTTTCTCTCTCGTCGGGGTCGATTCCGCCATGAATCATGAAGACTTCTTTTCCGTATTTTTCCGCCTTTGAGTTGAGATAATCATATATCGGAATCAAATGAGCCTCAACTCTTGAGCATAGAATCAACGTAGTTCCGGTTGATGATAGACCGATTGAAGCGATCGCTCTTGTTCTGAAATGATGATTACAAATGAAGTCAATTTCACCAACATAGTCGAGTGATTTATTTGTCTTGCAGATCTCTTCAGGGTACTGCATGATCATAGATTTAATCAACAATCCTGAAAGATCTCCGGACTCGATCAGCTCAGCTGTTGTTACGATTTTTTCAACAGGACCGAGATTTCCGATGATTGTGAGTTCGTTGACCTTTTCTTTGTCTACAGTTCCTGTCGTTCCGATCCGATAAGAGACATCAGTTGCCATCTGAAGAATTTTCTGTAGTTCGGTTCCTTTTGCTGTATGTGCTTCATCGACAATGATTGCATCATATGAGTTGATTACCGACACTCCATGAGTCTTCTTGATCATTTTCGAGATTGTTTGCCATGTTGAAATCAGAAGAGGTGGCTCAAAGTTTCTTTCTTGACCAGAATATAGAAGAGTTGCAATCTCATCACAGTCAAATTGATTGATTGTTGAGTATTCGATGAAATCAGAAAGCATCTGTTTCGTCAAGGAAATTGAAGGCACGATCAAACAAACTCGAAGATCTTTAGCAAGCATCCATCTCATGATGATGTAGATCGTCAAAGATTTACCGGATCCGGTTGGCATTGAAAGACAGATTCTTCTTCGACTTAGAGCATGATGCACAGCATCAATCTGATATTCTTTCGGTGTGATTGGATTTCCATTTCCATCAGATAGATTCAGACTATCTGCAAATTCTTGAACATCTTCTCTTGTGATTTCATCTGGATAAAAAGATGAGAATTGATTGCTCTCGACAAACTCAATTTCTGTTTGAGTAGAATCTGCGTAATGTGATAGAAGTTTAGTCAGGCCACCTGGAAGCATGCATGTTTGCATGTTATACATCGAAATGTTTCCATCCCATAGTTTAGCTTTGTACTTTGGATGAAATCTATAGCCAGGAGCTTTGAATGTGAAGAAGTCTTTGATCTCTGCTTGAATATCTCTTTCTGCAAAGACTCTTACAAAAGATTCGTTATATCTTTCAACTCTAATCATGATCTTCCTTTTTCTTATGACTTGCTATTTAGATAGCAGAAAAGAGGGCAGCACCCTCTTTTCGTTCACTGAGTGAATGTATTAGACTGTAGTCTTAGTTCCAGCACCTTGAGCGATAGACAGCGAGACAACTCTATCGGCCGCTGCCGAAGCTGGGTCGTTGATTGTACCTCCAGATAGAGCGACAGTCTGAGCCCCGATTGATAGAGTCTGACCAGCAGCAGGGACTGTGAAGTTGAAAGTCAGAACAGTGTTATTTGCACTGATTGACGCATATGTTGCAGTAACAGCACCAGATACCGATCCAGTAACAACGAGAGTTGGATTTCCTGTGACAGCAACAGCTTCGTTGAAAGATACCTTGACTGTTCTAGTTGCACCGGCTGTATAAGTGCCAGTTCCAAATCTGACCTCTGTGATAGATGCAGTACCGAGTCGAGTACCGAGACCACGAATTGCAACTAGAACTTCTTCAACGCCACCTTTTTGCTTGATTGTCCATCCAGCTTCGGTTGCGTAAGTTCTTTCTTTTTGTTCATCGGTAAGCCAGTTCGGCTTGCTTTCGTTTGATGTAGATGTTCCCCATTGTGACATTCTTATTTCCTTCAGAGAAGATGATTGATTTTCTACTTATTCTCCGTCACGATTTACATGAGCATGCCAGAGTCTTGTAATTGTAAAATTGTGGTTGACGTGATATTCTGGTTCTGGATGAACATGGATAACATGGCCTTTGTCCAGAACATATTCTTTTTCTTCATCGCCAACAACAGGATTCAGAGAATCATGTGAAATATAGAGTCCTCTTTGATGTCCAGCAGGGACTTTGATCTTTAGGACATCTTCAACTTCTTGATGGTCTCCAAATTTGATTTGACTATCGATGTTTGGCTTAGGATGTGTGAAGTTAGATGTAACTCTAGGGTCGACAGATGATGATGTAAATCCAGGAAAATGAACGGCTTTCGTGCTTGTCGATCCGTTCATGATTTCGTGCATATCTGTTCTCTTTCCAAGTCCAGTATAGACATAGAAATCTGACTGTGGCTTATGAGGAGCATTTCTAATTAGATCGCTGAATTCTTTGATTCTAGATCTAATAACATGCTCTGGGTCATAATGGATGAATTCATCCGCCTCGGCGTCAGATTTGAAATTTCCGAAATCTTTTCTTAGAAGATTGTTCATTCCTCTGTGAGTTTCTGCTTCTTGATTGCTATAGTAATGAATGAGTTCGGCTGTGGATTCTAGATGGCCATTTCTATCCCAGTGTCTTGCATTCTTTCCTGCAATTTCAATGTGAGGAAGTTCATTGTCATAATTGTGAATTGGGAATGATTTCGGTTTTTTCTTTATGGATGCAATCGGAGAATAAGAATCGCCATGTCTTTGATGAGGATTTGATTGCATTTGATCATCTTGTCTATAGAGATATCCGTTCTTTCCAGGATAGAATCCATGATTTGTTGCATGAATCAGTTCTGATCTAGAGAATACTTTCTGATGATTCTCGATTGGATCAAGAATATCATCTGCACTCGGTTCGATTTTTTCTTCGTTCAATTTAGAAACTCGACCTTCCGATTTACCATCCAAAGCCTGTGGAAGAGACTCTTTCCAAATCCTCTTCCGCATCTCGATGTAAGCATTTTCGATCAGTTTCATGATTAGTTGACGTCCTCAAGAACAGAAATCATTGCATTGATTGAGTTTGCGACACTCGCTTTGACTTTAACTACATCGCCGGCCATCAATACGATTTTTCTTCCTTTGATAGGTTCATCCGATAGAACAAGAGAGTCTGACTTCAGTTTCACATCTGCGGAAATCGACGCCACTGTCACAATTAGTTCATAGTCAACAACAGTTGCGGTCGTGTTGTTGATAGCAACATCCAGAACAAATGCTTTCTTCCCAGATGGAACTGTATAAAGAATTGATCCCGATGTCGTAGCATTTGCAATTGCTGCGCTTTTGAATTGATTCGATGCCATATGAATGCCTTATGAAAGTGCCAGAGACATAGCAATATCCATTCTCTGAAGTTCTTGAATTGTTGATTTGATATCTGAGATTTGAGTACCAGTCTCAGTAGAGATAATTCCAGTAATGTCTGCAAAATCTAGACCTTGCGCGATCTGATTGATTTTTACTCTCCAGACTTCAAATGTATCGTTCGGCTCTACTCTAATCATTGGTTACCTCTTATCCAGTTTTTCTAGAATCAAAGAAAACATCGATTTAATGTCCCCTAGATCCTTTTCGATTTGATCAATTCTATTGATGACAGAATTATTTAATCTTCGACGCTCTATTGCAGCAGCATATGCAGCTTGATTGTCGTTGATTATTGCTCCTGTAACCGGATCTCGTTTGAGATCCGGTTGATCCTCAACTTGCTTGAATTGTTTCGTGTTTATCATGTTGTTGCAATCATTCTAATCTGCCTGAATGTTGGAACTCGAGCAGAATCAATAGAATTCATCACAATTTTGATCTGAGCGCTATCAAAAGGAACAGAACTAGAAATCGTGTACTCCATGCCATCATATTGATCTCGAGATGTGTTGTAGTTAACGCCTCTAGAAGCAGTAGCTTTAGTCCAAGATCCGGCAAGCGAATTTCCGTTCGACGCAACTCTGTAATACAAATCGAATGATGCATTAGGAGCAATATTCACATCAAAATAAACTTTCAGTCCAATCGCAGCAGAACTAAGACGCAAAGGCTTCATGATATATTTTGCTTCAGAAGTTCCCGATTCTGAGATCTCTGAGAAATATCTATCAGATGTTGCAATAGTGATATTCTTTGTTTCAACTGTGAAAGCAGCTGGTGATGTAGTTACAGCAGTTCCGGTTGAATCAATAGAAGTCACAGTCACAGTCTTGTTATTTCCAGCAACCGCTCCTGTGATTCTGATCACCTGTCCAATTTTCAAGAATGCAAGATCTCCGGTTGTACCAGCAGAGAACCCTGTAGCAGAGAAAGTTACAGAATTAACAGATCTAGATGTAACATCAAATTCGGATACATTCATCTCTGTTTCCGTATTCTCGTTGATTCTATTTGAAACGCAAATCAAAGAGTAACGTGTCGTGTCAAGAACCGGACTCAAGAAGTTAGAATCACTTTGGAGTTGAGCAATCAACTCGACAGATTTCTTTCCGCTATTGAAAGATGTTTCATTTGCAGTATCTGCAATCATCAAAGTAGAATCAAAGAAATTGTTTTCGTACGGAATCAATTCAATAGGAGATGATGGCATCGCATAAGATTTCGAGATTCCTCTAATGAAATGCTTGACTGATGTTCCTGCGAATTGAATTTGTGATGCTACCAAGTTTGCAACATCTGCTTGGATAAATCTCGAAGCCCATGCCGATGTCGACATCTTAGAGAATCCAGTAGCTGTCGCAGCGACTCCAGAATCGAAGACTAGATGATCAGTATCTTTCCACAGAACAGTGAATGAAGCATTTAGAGTGCTGTTGGAGATTCCATTGATTGATTCCGGAATTCCAGCAAATCTAACAGACGATCCAACTTGAATTCCGTGATTTGGAATTCTGACTCGAACTTTTGATTGTCCAGACTTCGTATAGAACGCATTCTTCTCAATCTCAGTCATTGATAGTGCATCATTTGAAAACTTGATGTTAGCTGCGACAGAAGTATCAAACACACATCTATTGATTGTGAATTTGATGTCTTGCAATTGATCCGCACTCCATGTTGATGCATTCTGAGATTTGAAAATTGTTCCAAGATATGGCTGCTTAGCAATTCTTTGACCAGTGATAACATCATCTTGTCCAAGCTGAGACACCCAGACTCGATAGTAAGGAGAATCAGAAGCAAGAACAAAACAATACTCAGTTCCGCCATCGAGATAGATAGGGAAGTTCATTTTGAATTTTGTTAGACCAGCCCCGTTGCTAGACGCGTTGACTTTTGATGGCTTGAGAGTTACTCTAGATCCAGGAACTACGTTCGTTGTTGGAGATCCGTTCACCATTTCTCGGATTTCAATCGATACCGGCAGAGATCTATCTTTCGAGTAGAAGTATACATCGATAGATTCAACAAAAATTCCGTTTCCATCTGGTGTTGCAAAAGACTGAGCAAGCGGATCGTAATATGTCGTAGACAATACATTGGATGTAGTGCTGACGATTTGACGATTTTCGCTCACAGTTTCTTTAGCAAATTCACCATTTCTAGTAGAAAGAATAGTTCTTTCTCTATTTTCTGTGAATCCGTTTGCCGAATAGATGCCAATTGCTTTAGTCGTGAAGTCTTTCCCGTTAGTTGCAGAATCCGAAAGAACAAAATTTCGATTTCCAGTTCTAAATCTGATCTTTTCATTCGATGGAATTTCAAAGACGCCGGCCAGCTCTCCGTACGAGTTCGTAATCATCGAAGGAGCTTCAATTGCCGACAACGTTGCCGATGCACCTGAAATTGTTCCGTAGATCGACTGACCTACAGTGAAAGAACCTCTGATGTTGACAACATGAATCTTAGAATCATCATCAATCACAACAACGCCAGTAGCGGTCGCGACTGCAATGTTTCCGTTCAGACCATTATGAACGACATCTCCGGTTGCAAACGCTGTAACTGCTGCATTTTGTTTTGCAGATGCTGTTCTTGCAGTCTGATTTGAATTAGCTCCAGCCGATGTCGTGTAATCGAAAGTTCCAACCTTATTTGTCAGAGTGAATTTTGATGCGCCATTGACATATGCGTTTACAGAAACATCATCGAAAAATGCATTCATCTTCGTTTCTGGTTTCAGTCCAGATGCAAAGAAAGAAACGATTCTAGATCTCACGAATGGAATGATATCAACTGAGATGATTCTATCCGAAAGAACTTTCGTGTCGTAGACCGCCTTGACATAGCTTAGAACTCCAGATCTAGATTGTCCCTGAACCACTGTCGTGATTGCAGTTTGCTCTGATCTATCACCTCTGTCAATGTCAACGATAGATGTCGAAACACCAGTCCATGCAGTTTGCCATTGATTCCATACAGTTCCGAGTTCGGCTTTGTACTGATTGACAACTGCATTGAAATTACCTTCTTGGTTGATCACAATATCTGGTCTGTACTTTGACTCATACCATTCATCTGAACTCGGATTCAATGCGACGTTTCCGATAAAATTCAGTTGAATATACGGAGTCACAGATTCGGTCGTCGTACCAAACGGCTGAGAAATCAAAGCCGATGAAGTAAAAGGCAAAGTAGCAATTCCGTTGTTCAGTGCATATCCGGCAGCTTTTCTATCAGCATCAGATACGACAGTTTCAATAAAATTGATTGCTTCTGCAAAGTAAGACGGTCTCAGTTTGCCTTCTAGAACATCGATTGACGATTTGAATTCTGCAGAATCTGTATCTGCAATCTTTTGATCTGTCAAGGAATCAACGATGAATCCATTCTTGAATTGCAAGTTACCGACGCTATCAAAGAGTTGCAGATTGTTTGTCTGATTCTCCAGAAGAGACAGAGCGGTGTAATATTCGACGTTTGACAGTCTACGATCAAGAGATCCAATGTCTTTCATTGTATATCTCTTATTATCTTCTTTCTTGATCGAAACAGCTGGCGTTCCAATCACAGAAGGTGAGATAGTCATCGTGAAAAGAAGCATTGAATTTTCTGGATTGCTTGGTTCGACTGGATTGTCCGAAGGAGCTCCAATCGTTCTGACAAATTCTCCTGTTGCATTCAGAGCAATTTTATCGATTCTTGGAAGGAAGTAAGAGTAATCTGCGATTACATCAAATCCAATTGCTGGAATCAGCGATGAAGAAAATCCAGAAGCAGTTTTTGTTGGTCTGAAGTCGATGCAATCAAAGAGGTTCAGAGATTCGTTTTTCTTGTTCGTATGACTTTCAGATTCTAGCTTCTGATAAGAATCAATCGTGAAATAATCACCGACAGACGAATGTTCATGGTAATCATAGTAGACTCTGATTGGAGAATTAGGAAGAGTCAATGTCTTATTCGAGACAGCACAGAAATCGTAGAAAGAATCTTGAGCGCCATTTGAAAAGACATATCTGTCCGTGATATCAATAGCGGTCGATCCAACAGGAATTGCAGATCCGAAAGATACTGGAGTTCCAGTTCCATCAACAAATTCTTCAACTTTGATGAGTCTGATTCCGTCAACTTTCGACAAGTTAATCAGTCTAGATTGAGCAGCCGATTGAGACGTGAAGTCTTCTGAGAATCCTCTGACAATCGTCTTTACTCTCTCTTTTGATGTCTTCTTGATTGTTGCGATCACAGAAACAGTCTGACCGTTATATCCGGAACCAACTGCAATCGTAGCAACGTTCGATGAGCTGTTCAGTGTGATCGAAGCAGCAATAACATCG